AGAAAATGCCAGTCTCGCAACCGGCAGCTTGTGCTTGTTCTATATACCAATCAATAAAGTCTTCGCAATCTTGGTTATGTACCTTACTATTGCCTTTTAATCCAAAATGGATGTCTGTAAAGACAGCTGCTTTCTTAAACAAATTCTAATCTCCATTATTATATACTCTTATGATACACTCAATCTAACAAAAAGTCAAGTAGTTTTGGCATTCTTAGCTTTTTCAGCAATGTCATGCTCTCTTTTTTGAGCTGATTCCCATTCTGCGTTATGCTGTCTAGTATAACTAGGATTCATATCATTCATTTCAAGAATATCGTCTCTAATGTTTTGATTACGCTTTTCTAGGTTAATAACACGTACAAACGAGTTAGTAACTGCTGCGGTGTAGTAAGCAAACGGGTTATTTGACTTAGATTCGTCAAACTGTAAACCAATTTGTGCTAATTGTAAGATTGCTTGTCCACGCATTTCGTCATTGTACGTGTATCCTCGTACATTGCCTCTAGTTGCATAGCGTTCACACAATTTAATCCACATTTTTGCTAACTCGTCGGTTGCTCTAGTGTGTTTCATACTAAAGTTACCATTATCCATACCGCCTTCCCAGTGACTTTTGCCTACAAGTATTAATTCACCTTCGTCATTAAATTTATAATGCACAAATGGTGGAAAGTTTAACTTGACTCTAGTATCAGCAATAGTCTTTGGGTTCTTTTTACGTCCGGGCTCTTCCGGAATATGGTCAAACGTCATTACACGGAAGATTAATTCTTCTTTTGTAATTTTTTTATAATCTATTTCGCATTGTGCTTGTTTAACCTTTTCTCCTGCCAGCTTACGTGCAGCATAATCAGCATCGCCTAGTCGTTTTGCTTTATTGCGTTTAGCTTCAGCAATGGTTCTGATGTTAATTTTATCAATATCAAGCAAAATAATATCATATTGGTTAAATTCAGCATCTATAAAGCTAGAAAACTTTGATTTTGATTTATGTATTTCTTTAAGTATATCTTTGTTGTTTAAGTAATTTACTTTTCTCATATTTCCTCCAGTGGTTGTATATATTATAATATACTCTGTTAATAAAGTCAACTAAATAATGTATATAGGAGACAATGAATGGCAAATGACCCTCAAAGTAGTATAGAAAATTTAGGCGGTAGCGTAATTAGCGCAGGCGAAAATATTGTTAATACAGTAATAACTAAGCCTATACAAAGTGTAACCGATAGTATTTCCGATACTGGATTTGGTAAAGCATTAAGAGCATTTGGGTTATTACCTGGTGCTGTACCTAGTGCTGGCGTAGGTTTTACATCTGCAAATTGGGGCTCCAAAACTGATCTTGATTGGCGTGTTAGACTATCAGTCCCGGCAACATATAAAACCAGTCCAATTTTACAACCATTACTTGAAACTGATGGGTTCATGTTTCCATATACTCCTCAGATAATTATGGAACACAGTGCTAACTATAATTCACTGCATCCTACACATAGTAATTATGCCTTTCCTGCTTATCAGAACAGTCAAGTGAACGCTATGACAATAATTGGAGACTTTTTTGTTGAAAATGAAAAAGAAGGACAGTATTGGGTAGCGGCAACACATTATTTAAGATCTATAACAAAGATGGCATATGGTGCTAGTTCTAATGCAGGAGCACCACCGCCGGTTGTTAAGTTAAATGGGTATGGCGACTATGTTTTTAAAGATGTACCAGTTGCAGTACAAATGTTTACAGTTGAATTACCGAACGATGTTGACTATATCCAAGTTGGTATCGGAGAAAATGGTACTTGGGTGCCGACACGTAGTTCTTTTTCAGTTGTTGTACAGCCAATATACAGTAGAAAAAGTGTATCTGACTTTAGTTTAGATGCATTTGTAAATGGCGCATATGTAGTTAATAAAAAAGGATTTATTTAATGGCAACTTATACTTCAACTAGTCCTTGGCATACTACACTACAAACTGAAAATCGATATTTAGATATATTGAACATCAGACCAGTGCCAGCTGCAGACGATGATATATTATACACCGTACAGCCACAATATGCTTATAGACCAGACTTACTATCCTATGACTTATACGGATCAAAAGATTTATGGTGGGTATTTGCACAAAGAAATATGGATATTTTAAAAGATCCAATTAACGATCTGTTACCTGGTATTAAAATTTATCTACCTAAAGGCCCAGATCTATCACAACTATTAGGAGTGTAATGTAATATGGCAACAACACCGTCCGGAAATATTATTACAACAGGATTAAACAATGCAGCATCAACTGTAACTTCAGGAGTTGTTAATACAGCAAATGTAGTAACTAGCGGAGTGACTGGAATTGCATCTGGAATTATAGGCGGAGCTGTAGGCCAAGCAATCGCACCGGTAATTGATATTACATCAAAAGGCAAACAGGTGTTTGATCTAGTAACTAATCCAACACTCGGTGGCGCACTATCTTTACTAGGTAAAGGATTTCCTCCTTATAGAAATGAATTAGATAAATTTTCAAGCTACAATTATATCTTTACACTTGGCGCATTAACAAATTTAGAATTAAACTTTCCACTAAGTTATAGAACAGTTGGACCACTAATTAAAATAATTAAAAGTGGTGGAACAGGTGGAAACAAAATTCCTACAATTTATGAATTAGACGGGCAAGTAGAATTTTTTATTGAAGATGTTGAAATTCAAAGCCATCTTGCACCGAACCCGGGAACAAGATTAAGCAACGCTACTGTTATTGACTTTAAAGTAATTGAACCATATAGCATGGGACAGTTTTTCCATTCACTAAGAACAGCAGCTATGGTAGCAGGCCATCCTAATTATTTACAAGCACCTTTTTTATTAAGTATTGGATTCATTGGCTATGACGATGATGGAAATGTCCAAGAACCATTGTTTAGTAAAAGACACATACCTATCAAATTTGTACAAGCTGATATGGACGTTAGTGAATCAGGAGCGGTGTATGATGTTAAGTGTGTGCCTTATAACGAAAGTGCGCTAACAGACGAAATTAACTCAGTAAACACTGACACTGTAATAAAAGGAAGAACTGTTGCAGAAGTATTACAAACTGGTGCAGAAAGTTTAACAGTAAAACTGAACACATTAGAAGATGCACAAGTTGATGCAAAACAAAAACCTGCGGCAGACTACTATGTTATCAGTTTTCCAAATGATAGTTTACTATCATCAGTTGGCCTTAGTAATAGTTCAGCAACGCAAGGTGCTACTACAGGTAAATTCCAACAATTATATGAAAGTATTCGAGGAACAGGAGCAGAAGTTCCAGATGGATTTTCGGAGCAACTACAAGAATTAAGTGGCACTACTACATTAGGCGCACCTTTAGCTGCATCATTACAAGCAGCGGCAAACGCAAGCATTAATTCTATAGGCGCCCACCGAGTAAATCCTTCGGATCAGGCAAGTGCTACTAATCCGGGCAATGTTGCACCTGGCGATGCTGAAAGTGAAGACGAAGAAGGCACAATGGTTGCAGAAAGAATGGCAACAGGTGATGCTGATGCAGAAACATTTACATTTAGAGATGGCACAGCTATAACTGATATGATTGAAGATGTTATAACAAGTAGTGACTGGGGACGGAATGCTGTTAGGCAAAAAAGAAATGCCAAAGGCGAATATGAATGGTTTAAAATTCATACCCATGTTTATAATAGTTCTAGTCTCTTTGGAGGTCTTGTTACAGGTGCTTCTCCTAAAGTTTATGTATTTAGAGTAGTTCCGTACACAGTGCCAGCATCTATATTTTCTGGACCAAATACTCAAGGTGTATGGAATGCACTAAGCGCACAAGCCGGCGCTGTAAAAGCATATAACTATATCTATACAGGACAGAATAGCGAAATAATTAAATTTGATCTACATTTTAACCAAACTTTTTATACAGGTATGCAAGCTACTCGTTCTCAGAGAATGATGAGTCAAATATTTGGCGGATCTATGTTATCAAAAGAAGAAAATTCGCCAGAATATGCAACATCAGATACTGGCGGCACTGGCGTCAGTGGCTCCGAAACAGGATCACCAACAGTACTGTCAACAACTGAAAACAACCAAGTAAGTGGTGGCGGCGGAACACCTGATACAGCCACTTCTGTTGCTAAAACCTGGAACAATAATCTTATTAATACTGATAGAGATATGATTACAGTTGACTTAGAAATAAACGGCGATCCTTATTGGTTAATGGATGCAGGCCTAGGAAACTATCTGGGACTTAGTAACCCGATAAATTCTGCTATAACACTTGAGGGTTCTTGCAATCCAGTAGGTGGTATGGTTACTACAGTTTTAAATTTTAGAACTCCAATGGACTATGATGGCAAAGATGGATTTGTAAAATACCCATTAGGCGGATTCTTGCCAATAGCTATGTTTAGCGGAGTTTATAGAACTATATACGTTACTAACCATTTTAAAAATGGCAAGTTTACCCAGACATTAAACTTAGCAAGATTAATGAACCAAGATTTATCGCCAACCGCATTAGCAGGTTCTTTACTTAGTGCATTTAGCGGATCAAGTGTTGGACAAGCAATTGGCTTAGGTACAGACAGAAACAAAATGGGCGGAGAAGAAGTATAATATGGCACAACAAACTCGTACTCCAAGATCAAATAATATTAGCCCTGGCGTTCATATTGGCAAAGTAATAAGTCACCTCGACGGATCGTTTATGGGCGGTATTGAAGTAATGATTGTTAAAAGAACAGCAGCCGGTCCAATAGAAAATTATGTTACATGCAAGTATGCTAGTCCGTTTGCAGGACAGTCACCTTATGACGGTGTAACAGATAACGCCGGACACGAGTACTCACAAAAAAGTTATGGCTTTTGGGCGGTACCGCCAGATGCAGGTACAATGGTTATTGTACTAATGCCAGACGGAGATTATAGTCAAGCATATTGGGTTGCTTGTGTTCCAGATCTTGGAATGAACTTTATGACGCCAGGAAACCCCTCTACAACAGCAAATAGTGAAGATACAACAGTAGCGTTGCCTGTTGCAGAATATAACAAGCGACAAGAAGAAGGCGCTGGGCAAGATTATACTAAATTTGTAAAACCTACAAATACAGTTGAAAAAGAGCGTTTAGAAAAAGCAGGCTTAGAAAAAGATTCTATTAGAGGATATAATAGTTCTAGTGCAAGGCGAGAAGCTCCTAGTGCTGTATTTGGATGGAGCACTCCGGGACCACCTGATCTAGATGGACCAAAATATTCATACGGCCGTTCGGGTGCATCAATACAACGCCCGTTTAATAGACTAGGCGGATCTAGTTTTGTTATGGATGACGGCGATATGAGTCTACGTCGAAGAAAAACACCAGGCGGTGATGATCCAGACAAGCCTTCATATGCTAATATTAATAAAGGCGAGTCAGACGGTGACAAAACTATTCCTGCTAATGAATTAGTTAGACTTCAAACTCGTCACGGTCATCAAATTTTATTACATAACTCAGAAGACTTAATTTATATTTCACATGGTAGCGGTAATAGCTGGATTGAAATGACAGCTAATGGTAAAATTGATGTATATGCTAAAGATAGTATAAGTTTTAGATCAGAAAATGATATTAACTTTTTTGCTGATAGAGATATTAACTTTGAATCAGGACAAAATACAAACTTTACATCTACTGGTGGAAGTACATTTATTTCGTCTACTAATAACGTAGAAATTAAAGCAGGCAAAGACGGAAAAATTACAGCAGGCAACACTACAAATATTAGTGCTAAAACTCATCATGAAACAGCACTGGGCGGCATTTACATGAATTCAGATGAATCAGCATCAGACGCTGTAGATGCAAGTGTACCAGTTAGAATACCTGCTCACGAACCGTGGTCAGATCATGAAAATAACAATCCAAAAGAATTCGTGGCTGATAAAACAGTTGCAGCTTCGTTAGAAGAAAGAAAAGAGTTTGTAAACGGAACACTTGAAGAAGCGCCTGAACAATTTGTATTAGTTGACACATTTAAGCGTTCAACATAATAAGGTAAATACGGTATGAGTACAATAGAAAAAAGTTTATATAAACAAGTATCTGTAAAGGGTAGTAATAACTCTGACAAAATTACCACAGAAAAAAGTCCTACGTATAGAGGATTTAGTACAGTAAATGAGGAATCAAATAGTCATATACTGCATGATGTTTCGCTTATTAAGCAAGACATTATTAATCACTTTCATATTCGCCAAGGAGAAAAACTTAGCGATCCTGAATTTGGAACAATTATATGGGACATATTATTTGAACCATTAACTGACACAGTTAAAAACGCAATCGTTGAAAATGTATCAAGAATTATAAATTATGATCCCCGTGTTCAAGTAAATCAAATTACTGTAGATTCATATGAAAGTGGCATTCAAGTTGAGTGCGAGCTTGCATATTTGCCCTATTCTATAGTAGAAAAACTACAGTTAAAGTTTGATGAGGACGCTGGGTTTTTAACACAGTAATTATATACGCACTTATCGATCTCACATAAATACTGTTATAGATAAGGAATAGCCAATGTCGTCTACAGATAGACAAAACAGATTATTATTAGCAGAAGATTGGAAGCGAGTCTACCAGTCATTTAGAAACGCAGATTTTCAAAGTTACGACTTTGACAATTTACGCAGAACTATGGTCCAGTATCTAAGGGAAAATTATCCTGAAGATTTTAACGATTATGTTGAATCGAGTGAATACCTTGCACTAATAGATCTTATTGCATTTTTAGGTCAAAATATTTCTTATCGCATTGATTTAAATGCTAGAGAAAATTACCTAGAACTTGCAGAGCGTAGAGAATCAGTTCTCCGTTTAGCACGTTTGCTTTCATACAATCCGAAGCGAAACCAACCTGCTAACGGATTGCTAAAAATTCAAAACATTAGAACTACTGAAGAAGTTAGAGATAGCAATAATGTCAATTTACAAGGCCAGACTATAACTTGGAATGATCCTGCTAATAGTGAGTGGTATGAGCAATTTATTAAAGTAATGAATACTGCATTACCTGTTAACGGAACATTCGGTCGTCCGGCAAAGAAATCAGTTATAGCAAATGTTGACACAGAGCAGTATAGATTTAGTAGTACTAATACTGATGTACCTACATATCAATTTAATAAAAACATTGATGGTAGAGCTGTGCGTTTTGAAATAGTATCTACAGATATTACGGATACTGTTGAAGAAGAAGCACCGTTTCCGGGAAATAACTTTGCTATGTTATATAGAGACGATGGCAAAGGACCTACAAGTTCAAATACAGGATTCTTTAGTCACTTTAGACAGGGTGTATTAGACCAAGGTGTATTTACAATTAATGATTATGCATCTAATCAGGCAGTTGCAATTGAAACTCCGCAGATTAATAATTCAGATGTTTGGTTATACAGTTTAGATAGTGTCGGTAACGAAAAAGAATTATGGACTAAAGTTGAATCCTTACAAGGTAGTAATATCATTTACAATAGTCTTAATAAAGATAATAGAAATGTGTATTCTGTATTAACTAGAGTTGACGATAGAGTTAGTTTAGTTTTTAGTGACGGTGTATTTGGAAATATTCCAACAGGACAATTTAAAACTTATTTTAGAACTAGTTTAAACGAAAGAGTAATTATTACTCCTAAAGATTTTAGAGGAATAGCAATTACAATTCCTTATCTGTCAAAACGTAATAAATTAGAATCTCTTACAGTAACCTATAATTTACAATATACTGTTGATAACAGTACTAACAGTGAATCAACAGAATCAATAAAACAAAATGCTCCGACTACATACTATACACAAAATAGAATGGTTACTGGTGAGGATTATCAAATTGCACCATTAGGAATTAACCAACAAATTGTAAAAGTTAAAAGTGTTAATAGAGTGTCAAGTGGTATTAGTAGATACTTTGATTTAGTAGATGCTACTAGTAAGTATAGTCAAACAACATTATATGCAAATGATGGTGTTGTTTATAAAGAATTTCAAACTAAAAAAGACGGCTTTTCTTTTACTACCAGAACTGATGTAGAAGGCGCTGTAGAAAATACCATTATACCAATTTTAAGTGATAAGAAAATTAGAAATTATTACTTTGATAAATTTAATAAAATTATAACAAGAGACTTAGGCGTTAACTGGGTACAAACTACAAAAGACACAAACATATGTACAGGTTATTTTAAGAACATCGAAGATGTTCCGTCAACATTAGGTAGGTTTACTGGATCTATTTTAAGTCTAGTTAAAGTAGGGTCGTTAATCAAGGTAATCGCCCCGGGCTATGTTGCTAAAGTTAATCCTGCAGATATCGATACATCAACTAACCACTTTAATTCAAAGGGCGAATTAGTTAACGGAACAGTAAAACTATTAGGTGACTCTTATTACAAATGGGTAAAAGTTGTTAGAATTAACGGAACTGGATTTGAACCAAAAGATGACGGCTCTGGCGCTGTTATACTGAATGATATTATTCCATCTGGAGCAATACTATTTGAAATTAAGCCACCGCTGGCTAATAACTTAGAATCAGGTGTTAAGCAGCAAATAATTGATCAAATATTTTCATACAACACATTTGGTTTAAGATTTGACCAAGTTGCTGCAGAATGGCGTATTGTTACAGAAAACAATTTGTCATTAGGAACAGGATTTAGTGCAGGTAAAACTGGTGATGTTACAAATCAAAATCTTGATGCAAGTTGGTTAGTTTTATTTGAAACAAACGGAGAGCGATATACTATTACATACCGTTCAATGAGATTTGTGTTTGAAAGCGATAACGAAATGCGTTTTTATTATGATTCAACTGATAAAATATTTGATAATAAAAGTGGAAAAATTATTAAAGACAGTGTCACAGTACTAAACATTAATACACAGCCTGATAATCCAGCACCGTTTACTCAAGATTTTAATTGGGAAATTGTTGATGCATACAGAGACATAGATGGCTATATTGATAGTAAAAAATTAGAAGTAAGTTATTATGACAACGACGAAGACGGTGTAGTAGACGATGCAGATTTATTTGAAGAAATTGTTAAACCAGAAATAAATGCTACTAACAAATACATTATCTTTGAAAAAATTACAACAGCAGACGGCGTAGAAGATTTTAATTATTATCCAAATAATAATGATACTATTATTATTCTAAATTCTAAAACAGAAGTTGCTCCGTTCAGCACATATGATGATCAGCAAATATTCTATTATATCGATACTGATGTATTTGAGATACTAGACAAGTCGACACTTAAATTAAATATCACAGCTAATTATAAAGCAAGGATAGGTAGAGATAACTTAAAATTCCGTTATATTCATGCAGCAAGTTCTGAGTCTAGAATAGACCCTAGTGCAAGCAACATTATTGATATGTATTTACTAACTAGAAACTACGATAATAACTTTAGGCTTTGGTTGCTAGAACAGTCTCAAACAAAGCCGTTACCTCCAAGTAGCGATCAGTTGTTTATTGAATACGGTGCACAGTTAAACAAGATTAAGTCACTAACAGATGAAATTATATATCATCCAGTTAAGTATAAGATACTATTTGGTAACGACGCGGATCAAGAATTGAAAGCTACATTTAAAATTGTAAAGAACGCTAACAAAGTGTTAAATGATAATGATATTAAGACAAAGGTAATTACAGCAATTAATCAATTTTTTGCTTTAGATAACTGGGACTTTGGTGAAACATTTTACTTCTCCGAATTATCAGGATATGTAATTAACGAACTTGCTCCTGATGTTTCGTCATTTATTCTTACACCAGTACAAGAAGATCAAAATTTTGGTAGCTTGTATGAAATCAAATCAGAAGCAGACGAAATTTTTATAAGTGGTGCTAACGTAGACAATGTTGAAATTATTGATGCTATTACAGCTTCAAGATTAAAAGCAACAGGAAGTGTTGTAACAAAATCTACAACAATAAATGCTGGAATACAAAGTTCAGCATTTACCGATACAGCAACACCTGTTAAGACGTCAAGTACAAATACAACTACGAGTTCAAGTTCAAGTAGTTCATCAGGCAGTTCGAGTAACGGAGGATATAGTTACTAATGGCATACGATAAAGATCAAAACGAATTTCCGCTTCCGGGTGAAAATCCACAGCGTAGACAAAGTGCTAGACATTTGCCTAAGTATTTTAGGACAGACAAAAATCAAAAGTTTTTACAGTCTACATTAGATCAGTTATTACAACCTGGCGTTTCTGAAAAAGTTAATTCGTTTGTAGGTAGAAAAACCGCAAAAGCATATGATGCCAAAGCTGACAGATATTTACAAGATGTTTCAGCTGATAGAACTGACTACCAATTAGAACCAGTTAGTGTTATTAAAGATGGATTAGGAAATACAGAATATTTAAGAGATTACATGGACTATGTAAATCAAATTGAAAATTTTGGTGGTGATAATTCTAATCATAGTAGAAATAATAAACAAGAATATTATTCTTGGAACCCAAGTATTAACTGGGATATGTTTTCAAACTTCCGTGAATACTATTGGTTGCCTACAGGACCACAAACAGTTGTTGTCCCAGGCGACGAAAAAGAAATTACAAGTACATACACTGTTGCAGTACAAAATGCATTAGGTGATCTGTCTTATCTGTTTACTCCTGACGGAGCAACAAATAATCCTACACTAAAATTATATAGAGGTGTAACGTATAGATTTGAAATTAACGCTACAGGATTTCCGTTAACTTTTAGATCTGCAAGAACACTAGAAGATCAGTTTTTATTAACAACTGAAGTATCGCAACAAAATGTAGAAAATGGTGTTATAGAAATAACATTAGGTCCGGGCACACCAAATGAAATTTATTATGTTGCTGATAACGACATTAACATGGGCGGCTTAATTAGAGTTGCTAACCAAACTGAAGCAAGTGTAATTGACGTAGAAGCAGAGATTGTTGGTAAAAAATATTATACTACACGAGATAACTGGAGTTTAACTAACGGACTAAAAGTACGTTTTGCAGGAGATGTATTACCTGCAAAATATGCAAACTCGGAATGGTATGTTGAAGGTGTTGGAGACAAAATAACTCTTATAAGTGACATTGATGTTGAAGTTAGTTTTCCGGTTGGTATTGATTTGTTAGTACCATTTGATGATACTGTTGACGGCTTTGACTCACTTCCTTTTGGCTCAGCAACAGGCTATCCAAGAGATAAAGATTATATTACAATTAACCGCTCAAGTCCAGACGGCAACTTTTGGTCAAGATATAATAGATGGTTCCATAAAGAAGTAATAGAATTATCTGCAAAAATTAATAACTTAGTTCTTGAAATTGATCAATCACAACGTGCTAATAGACCTATTATACAATTTAACCAAGGATTAAAATTATACAACTTTGGTACAAAAACAAAACAAGTAGTTGACTTACTTGATAATTTTACTACAGATGCATTTAGTACAATTGAAGGTAGCGTAGGCTATAACATTGATAGTGTTCAACTTGCAGAAGGAATGAGAGTATTATTCCTTAATGACACAGACCCGTTAGTTAAGGGTAGAATCTTTGAAGTTAAATTTATTAACTTTACAGGAAGCGGTGTTAACGGACAAATTAGTTTAGTTGAAACAACAGATAGTTTGCCACTAGCAGGCGAAAACGTTTTAATTACTAGAGGTGATGACCATGCAGGTACAATGTGGTATTACGATAGTGTTACTTGGAATAAAGCACAAGAAAAAATAGCGGTTAATCAACCACCGGTGTTTGATATTTTTGATGCAAATGGAAAAAGTTATTCAGACACAACAATTTATCCTGCATCAACTTTTAGAGGTACAAAACTCTTTAGTTATAAAGATGGCCAAGGAAAAAATGACGTTGCATTAGGATTTCCAATTTCTTACAGAAGTATTGAAAACGTAGGCGATATTGTTTTTAACTTTAATTTTAACCAAGATAAAACACAATACCAAATTGACGACCAAACATATAGTATAAATGTTAATAACGGTTATATAAGACAGTATTTGTCAAATAATCAATATCAGTTAATAGGTGCGTATGTTAAAGCAAGTGCATTTAGTAGCCAAGATGTAGTACTACAGTATGTTAACGATGGCACAAAGATTAACTATCCAATTAATAGTTATAATCAAAGTGCATTTGTTAGTGACCTAAGTGTTAACGTAACTGTTGACAATAAAGTTGTATACGAAAATATCGATTATGAAATAGTAGCTACAGCAGATAAAATAAAATCAGTTAAGTTTTTAAATAAGGTTTCAGAAAATGCAAACATTATAATTAAAACATCGTCTGATACTTCTAAGAACCAAAATGGCTTTTATGAAATTGCTCCAAACTTAGAAAAAAATCCTCTTAATGCCGATGTTGACACATTTACACTAGGTGAAGTTACTGATCATGTTAATAGTATTACACAAAATGCTCCGGATTTCGTTGGAGTATTCCCTGGAGTTAGTAATTTAAGAGACTTGTTTAATTTAAGTGTTTACGGTACAAAGTTTATTAAACATTCTGCTCCGTTAAACCTTGCAATGTTTTCTACATTAGATAAAGAGTCTAATGTAATTAAATCATTAAGATTTGCTAAAAAAGAATATAGTAAATTTAAAAGAATGTTTTTAGAACATGCCGAAGAGTTACCTTTTAGTGGAACAGTAAAACAACACGTAGATGCAGTAATTTCAGAAATTACTAAAGATAAAATTAACACAATGCCTTTCTACTTCTCGGATATGATAGGCTATGGTGCATCTATTACAACTACTATAACAATTGAAGATAGTGGTACTAGATTTTATGCACTTACAAAACCGTTTGTTTTAAACGAACTTAGCACACGTTCAGTTAGTGTATATTTAAACGGAACACAATTAATACACAAACAAGATTATGTGTTTAATACTGAAGGTTATTTAGATGTTATTGCAACTAAGCAATTTGGCGACATATTAGAAATTAATGAGTATGAAACTACAAATGGAACATACATACCGTCGACACCAACAAAATTAGGTTTATTTCCTAAGTATATTCCGGAATTATTCCAGGACGATACATATGGTTCTGCACCAATGATGATCAGAGGTCACGATGGTAGTATAATAAAAGCATTTGGTGATTACAGAGACGAGTTAATTTTAGATTTAGAAAAGAGAATCTTTAACAATATTAAAACAGAATACGATGCTTCTATGTTTGATGTTAACGATTACCTTCCTAACACTTTTAGAAATACACAATTTTCTAGATCAGACGTATATCAACCAATGATTACAGATTTTATTCAATGGTTAGAATTAATTGACGAAGATTATACTGTTCAAAAATATTATGATAGAGTAGATGCATATTCTTGGAATTATTCAAATATGAATTCGCCTACTGGTGAGCGTTTAGCAGGATGGTGGAGAGGAGTATATAGACAACTCTTTGATACTGATCGTCCTCATACTAATCCTTGGGAAATGCTAGGATTTAGTATTAAACCTACTTGGTGGGAAACACAATATGGTCCTGCTCCATATACTAATGAAAATTTATTATTATGGGAAGATTTACAAGCAGGCATTATTAGATCTGCAACAACAGATTTTTCAATTAATAAAAAATATGCTCGTCCGGGTTTATTAAATTTTATACCTGTAGATAGTAACGGTAACTTACTAAGTCCGTCAGACTCAAATGCTGTACAGCGTTTTGCGTCAGTTGGATTAGATTCCCCATTCACGTTTGGCGATAATGGACCTATTGAAAATGTATGGAGACAGAGTTCAGATTTTCCGTTTGCATTGTTAACAAGTTGGATGATTAATTCACCAAGTTCGTTACTAGCAACAGGGTTTGATAGATCAAGACAAATTAGAAATACACTAGGACATATAGTTTACAAGCCTACAATGAATCATTTAACACTTGCTGATTTAGTGTTTCCAAATACTTCAAAAGAAGAAGTACAAGTATTAACATCAGGCATAGTAAATTACGTTGCAGCATATATGGCTAGTAGCATAACAGCAAATTATAGTGATTACACTCGTAAACTAAAATCTATAAAAAACTGTTTGGCATTTAAATTAGGCGGATTTACTGATAAGTCTAAATTTAAATTAATTCTAGAATCTAGAACACCGTTAAACAGCGGCAATGTGTTTATTCCGGAAGAAAACTATAACATATTATTACATACTAGTTCCCCAATAAAAACAATTAATTACAGTGGTGTTATTGTAGAAAAACGACCTACTGGTTTTGTTGTAAGAGGTTATAACAAAGAAAATCCAGTATTTAAATGGTATCAGCCTTTTAGTTCAAATAAAGATATTAATATAAACATTGGCGGAGTGTCAGAAGCGTTTAGTAATTGGGATGCCGGTAAAGTATACGTTAAAGGAAAGAATATTCAGTACCTGAATAATTATTATTCAGTACTAGAAACTCATACAGCAACAAGTGTTTTTGAAACATCTAAGTTTGCAAAACTTCCTAATTTACCTACAGTAGGCGGCGCAGACGCAATATTTAAAGAACGATTTAATAAATTTGATACACAAGTTATGTCTTATGGATCTAATTTAGATACAATACAAGATGTTGTAGACTTTTTACTAGGTTATGAACAATGGTTAAAAGCCCAGGGATTTAGATTTGAATATTACGATGGTGAAGAACAAGTACTTTCAGACTGGAAAAATAGTTGTAGAGAGTTTATGTTTTGGAGTACACAAAATTGGACAGAAGGCGCACTTATTGCACTAAGTCCAGTCGCTGATGAAATAAACTTTGAAACTGAATATTCAACAGTTGATAATATATTTGATAATTTTTACGGCTACAGTTTATTAAAAGCAGACGGTACTAAGTTTTCAGAAGAATTTACAAGAATAAGCAGACAAGATCCAAACAAATTTAAAATACGTCCGAGAAAAACTAGTGACGGTGTGTATGCTGTACAAATACCAATAATAAGAAAAGAACATATTGTATTATTAGATAATACAACAGTGTTTGGTGATGTAATATATCAACCACCTACAGGTTACCGTCAGGACAGAATACGTTCATTGGGATATAGAACTGTAGATTGGGATGGTAGTTTAAATATACCAGGCTTTATATATGACCAAGCTATTGTTACAGAATGGGAGCCTTGGGCAGACTACAACATTGGCGCATTAGTTAAGCATAAACAATTCTTTTATAGTGCAAACAATAAACTAACTGGTAGTGAAATATTTGAAGCATCTAGCTGGACACGTCTTGCTAATAAACCGGAAAGTAAATTACTTACTAACTTTGAATATAAAACAAATCAGTTTGCTGACTTTTATGATCTAGACACAGATAACTTTGATGTAGAACAACAAAAGTATGCACAACACTTAATCGGATACCAGAACAGAGATTACTTAGCAAACATTATTAATGACGATGTGAGCCAGTACAAGTTCTATCAAGGAATGATTAAAGAAAAAGGTACATTAAATAGTCTTAATAAGTTGTTTGACGTACTTAGTGGAGCTGATAAAGAAAGCATTGATTTTTACGAAGAGTGGGCAATTAAACAAAGCCAATACGGAGCGAGTGAAGGATTTGACGAAGTTGAATTTAAATTAGACGAATCTAAAATTAGATATAATCCGCAACCGTTTATTCTTACTAACGATTTCACAGGCGAAGAAACTGATTTAATTTATAGAATATCTGATTTCCAAGTTTATAAAAAGCCAGCAAAATATAATAATAAGCCGTTCCCTACAACTGATGATTTACCACAATTTACAAAGTCACCTGGATATGCACATATTGAAGATGTATCGATTATATTAAGTGAGTATATAGATCTTGTTAATGTAGACTTTAATAGAATTAAAAACAATCAATATCTTTGGGTAGGAGACAGGAATGCGCAATGGAATATATATCAGCATGTAAACTCCGGTTATACTATTACAAGTATTAAAGGAAATGCTACAGCAGTTAGTGTTGGTTCATCAGATAAAGATCAGTTTAAAATTACAATTGATACTTCTGTTACAGATATAAAAGTTGGCGACATTGTTGGCATTTATGATCTTATTGAAACTGATTACACTACAACTGATAGTACATATCCAATAGCAAATCAAACAACAGTAGATGTTGATGGATTCTTTAAAATACTTAAAATTAGTGTAAACGAAATTATTATCGAAACTAACAAAGTAATTTCCGACGTTAATCAATGTAAAGGAATCTTAACAAAATTTACTCCAGTAAGAGCAGAATCTTATGAACAAGCAAATAGTATTGCACAAGCAGGCATTGAAAAAGATAGCCTACTATGGGTTGATAGTGATGACAGCGGCGATTGGAGAGTTATTAAAAATAATAAACCATTTAACTTATTACAGCGTATTGAAGGCGAAGATAGAGTACCGTTTAATAGTTTCTCAGATACAATAGCTATTGATAATAGAAATGTTACAATGGCAGTGTCAACACCTTTAAGTGGATCATTAGATATAAACGGTGATCCGGTAGCAGGCGATGGAAAAGTTTTTGTTTACACTAGAGGCGGCAATAATCAAAACTTCCAATTTACACAAATTGTTGAGCCAGTAACACCAATAGCAGATTTACAAAAAGGATTTGGTAAAGGACTTGGAATTAGTTCAGATGGCAAATATTTAGTTATTGGTTCACCAGATAGTTCAAATGTAAAAACTAAATTTAAAGGATTGTACAGTACTACAACTGATTATCAAAACACAGAAATTGTTTCATACAATGATCAATTATGGGAAGCTGTAATTGATATTAATGGTGCTAATTTATCACAGCCGTTTGGTAGCTTTACAGCAATGGTCGAAGTATTATTAGACAACAATATTACTGGTGGCGAAATACAATTTAATAATTTACTAGCAGGTAATTATCCGTTTGTAAATACTGAAACAAATCACATACTAGTAAGAGCCGGCAAAGACCAATATACAGCAACAGGCCCAGGCGATACTGTTTTCTTAGATTGGTATGCTACTACAACGGCAAACCAAGGACAAGATCCTGCTAATTTAACTAGAGCTCCGTTTGGAGGAGAGTTACCGTTAGTAACTGAAGCGTTCTTAGAAAGTGGATTAGTAGTACAAAAGAAAATTGATGTAGTATTATATATTGATGCATTTTCAGTAATACCAAGCATAGGCGATCAAATAGACGCACAGGGAGTATTTGGGTATGTAGAATACGTATACCAAGAAGGTCCAAGTTGTGTAGTTTATGTAAGCGGTAGTGTAGGTGTTTGGCAAGAGACTGAAGCATTGTATTTAGAAACAGGAGAGTTTATAGGACAATATGTTCGTAACGCTCCTAAGGAATTAGCGCAAGTAGACACTACAGAAGATTTAGGCGGCTATTGGTGGTTTGATCTTCCTGCAACAGTAACAACAACAAGTATTGTTGAAGATGAAGGTAGAGCATTAGCAATTTATAATATTGTTCCTGCAGGTAAAACAGCAATTACATCCGCTGGTGGAAATATTTACGATTATAATAATACTGAAATATTTGAAGGTGCTAACAATATTAACAGTTATATTAGAACACTTACATCTGAAGGTACGCCAGGCGCATACGGAAACTTTGATATTATTGAGAGTGATTTGTTTGTAGTTAGATCTCCCAAAACACTCACTGACATTCTTGCTGTTGGCGACGATGTTAGTTTATTAGTGTTAAATCTTCCAAACTTAAATGATCAATCGTATGTTGATATTACACCAGCAGGAATAAATTATACAGAAACAAATAAATCACATACACTGTTTGATTTGTGGGACGGTTACATTGAATTTTCTTTAGATGAGCCGGATGACTTTGGTAATTATTATGAGCCACTAGTTGGACAATTTGTAAGAGATACTACAACAGGTGCAACGGCACAAGTTGCTTTCTATCAAAGAGATTCTAGAAACGCAACAATATTTGTTAAAGATGTTCAAGGTACAAACAACTGGTCATTAGGTAGTGAAAACGGTGAACCATCTACTATTGAAATGTTGAGAATACCAACTAATCCATCTCCAGTATATAATGTTACAAGAGATTTAGGAAATATTAAAGCTACGTCATTAGGTAGTACTAACTTAGGCATAGGAAAACTTTGTGTATTCCAGCTTGATGCTGAAATTGCAACTGTTCCTGTAAATGATACTATCATAGGTGCAGAATATATTATCTATAAAGATACTACAATTTTAGGATTACCAACAGATGCAAATATTCCGTCTTCCTTAAACTTAGATTGGAAAAATATATACAGAGTTCCGGTAAATGCTGATGGAGAAGCATTACCGTTAAACAATTATGGTATGTTCTCTGTATACATTAGAGAAAACGTAAGCACATTTACTCCACAAGGCTCCTTTATTGTTCCTGAACAAATTGACGGATTGCGCATAGGATCCAATATTAAAATAGCCAAGCGTAACGAATTGTATAAAGCATTTATTGGGTGTGCTGGCAATGGCACAGAAGCTAATCCAGGTAGAATTTACTTTTTAAACAATGGAATAGACGAAGAAGGAATATCATACAACTGGGACCTTGCTAAAGATAAGAGATACAAAGGTGCATTTGGTAATGATAAAGATTACTACTTAAATGATATCGTGTTTAATGATGGCAATTTTTACACTGCACAAACTAACATAGCAAACGGTGATAGCTTTAATATATTAGATTGGCAACTTGCTACTGACGATAAAATTAAAAGTATTGATTATATTGGATATATACCAAACGATACTGACCATGTTTATAATAATGATTCATCCTTAAAACTTGATGCAACTGGGTTGACATCGTTTGGTAAAGATTTTGATATTAGTGACGACGGTGAAGTATTAGTTGTTACAGCAGAGTACACAGGCGCTGCTAACAAAGTTATTGTTTATAGAAACGTAAATGATAACTATCAAAATTATCAAGAATTTGAAGCAACGCAAGTAGATGACGGATTTGGCACTCAAATAAGTGTAAGTCAAGACGGCACAATGATTGCAATATCTGCTCCTAATGCTAACACTATAGCTGGCGATGAAAGAGGCACGGTATACATTTATACTTACAACTCTAAAGCTAGTGTAAGAGCATTTGAACTAACACAAACACTAGTTAGTTCTAATCCAGTTAGGGGTGAAATGTTTGGCGGAAACATTGACTTTGACGGAAACATGTTATATGTCAGTGCATTTGCTGCACCTAGTGATGACGAAACATTATTTGATGCTTATCAAGAACGTTTATATCCTGAAAGCATTAAGCCTGGAGAAAAATATTTACTAGATCCTAATTCAGCAGGAACAACAGCAACAACATTTGATAACGGATTTACATCGTTTAAAAATATTATAGCTACAAATGGTGTAGTATATGCTTATGATAGAATTGAAGATAGTTTAATATTTGGACAAACACTTGATCTTAATAGTCCTAACATAAGATTCTTTGGTAAAAATATTAAAGCTAAAAATAACCACTTGTATGTTGCATTACCTAGCTATGATAATGTAAATACTGACGGCACATCTACTAACAAGCCGGGGCTAGTACTAGATTACAGACGTAATGACAGTGATAAAATATGGGAAACATACAGAGCACCTAGCAAGCCTGTTAACTTAGAAAAAATAAAACGTGCAATGTTGTACAACAAAGATAAAAATATTATTTTACAACATTTAGATTATATCGATCCTGTACAAGGAAAGATTGCTGGCCCAGCCGATCAAGAAATTCGTTATAAGTCTAGTTTTGATCCAGCAACCTATGATGTAGGCACTTCGGACTTAGATGTTGACACTACTCAATCTTGGGGGTCAATACATGTTGGCCAAGTATGGTGGGATCTAACAACTTCTAAATTTGTAAACACATATCTAGATGGTAGTACAACTTACAAAAATAATAACTTTAATAAGTTATTTGAAGGATCTAGTGTTGATGTTTATGAATGGGTTGAATCTAAACTAAAACCCGAAGCTTGGGACACACTATCTTTACAACCAGAAGGCGAAGCTAGAGGAGTTACTGGCACAACAAAATATGGTCCGGCAGCATATACTGAAAATCGCGTGTACGATAAAATTGCAGAAACATTTACTTCTTACTACTACTATTGGGTAAAAAATAAAACTTCGGCTCCTAGCTTAGAAGGTAGAAATCTTAGTGTAGCAACTATTGCTAAGTTAATCGAAGATCCAAGCGGTTCAGGTTACAAGTTTATTAGTTTGTTTGGTGATAATTCTTTTGCATTACACAACTGTGAATCTTTAATTGAAGATCAGTCTACAATATTAAACATTCAATATTGGACATACAGTAACAAATATGATAACATACATAATCAATACCAAATTTTAGCTGAAGGTCTTGGCACAAGTAAACCTAATGCAGAAATAGAACAAAAATGGTTTGATAGTTTAGTAGGATACGACAAGCAAGTGCGCCCTGTTCCAGATCCTGCATTAACTGTTAATGAAAGATACGGAATGCTTAACAAGCCGAGACAGTCTTGGTTTGTTAACAGAGTTGAATCGTTAAAACAATTAGTTGAGCGTACTAATACAGTTTTAAAAAGTAACTTAGTTACTGATGAAAAGGATATTTCTAAATTACTAGATTTTGATTCTGCACCAACTTTAATATCACGACATTATGATGTAGCTGTAGATACTGAAATTGATTTACAATTTGTAGGAGTTTCTAGATTAATACAAACAGAATTACTACCAATTATAGAAGACGGTAAAATTGTACGTGTTGATATTGCAAACTCTGGCAGAGGATACAAAACAGCACCAACATACACTATTGCAGGTCAAGGCACTGGCGCTGAATTCGAAGTAGTAATAAACACAGCTGGACAAATAACAGAAGTAAACGTACTTAATACAGGGTACAATTATAATAACAACACACAAATTAAAGTTCGTCCGTTTACAGTTTTAGTAAATGCTGATAGTAATATTAGAGGTAACTGGGCATTATACCAAAGAGACTACACAGCTAGAACTTGGGACAGAATTAACAGTCAATCATATGATGTAACCAAATACTGGTACTATTGTGATTGGTATGCAACTGACTACAGTACATTTACTGAAATAGACCATGTTATTGATCAAAGTTATAGCTTACAGGGCCTTAACGATCAGTTTGGTGATATTGTTAAGATTCTAAATGTAGGAACTCAAGGTTGGTTACTATTAGAAAAAATTGACAGCCAAGATACAACAGACTATACTGTTAACTATAAAACAATTGGTAAACAAAACGGAACAATACAACTAAGCGAAAACTTGTATAACTTTGATCTAAGTAGAGTTGGGTTTGACACACAAACGTTTGACACACAATTCTTTGATAGCCAGCCAATTACAGAAACAAGAATTGTATTAGAAACATTGAGAGATAGTATTTTAGTTGATGATTTAGCATCAGAGTACAATAAATTATTCTTTGCAAGTTTGCGTTATGTATTTACAGAGCAAGGATATGTTGATTGGGCGTTTAAAACAAGTTTTGTAAAAGCACAGCACAATGTAGGAAGTCTAAGTAATCGTGTTACATATAAAAACGATAGTCTTGAAAGCTATGAAAAATATATTAACGAAGTTAAGCCTTACAAAGCTAAAATTAGAGAATATGTTTCGGACTATACGACTATTGAAAAGTCTGGAAGTGTAGTAAGTGATTTTGATAATCCTCCAAAGTACAATAGAGATACACAATCAATTGGAGTTAGTGATGTAAGAGTCATTAACGGACTACTAGCAGGAACACTTGAAGACTATAATACATATCCAAACAAGATGTGGTTAGATAATGCTTCTTACAAAGTTATTGAAATATCAATTGCAGATACAGGATCGGGCTATTTAAGTGCTCCACAAATTATTATTGAAGGTAATGCAACAGCAAAAGCTTCTTTAGGCCCAGGCGGCAAACTATCATCAGTTACTATTGTTAATTCAGGAAGTGATTATATTGTTGCACCAACTGTAACAGTTAACGGTACACAGGCAGATGGCGGCACGCCAGCAAAGATATCAGCTAAAATTGGTGATAGCTTAGTTAGGTCTATGCACACTACAGTTAAGTTTGATAGAGTTAGTGGAACATATTTCATTACGCAATTAAATGAAACTGAACAATTTGCAGGCACTGGAAGTGCTACAGATTTTAATCTAAAATGGCCAATGGACATGCGAACTAACACAATTGAAGTTACAATCAATGACGAGTTAGTACTAAACAGTCAGTATGAATATAAAAATTATATTGATACAACAGGCACTTTTAACAAATATTATGGAAGAATAGTATTTGATCAACCACCAGCAAATAATTCATTAGTAGTTATTAACTATAAAAAAGCTATAGACTTACTAGATGCACAGGATAGAATTAGTTTATTCTATAATCCAACTAGTGGACAAATAGGAAAAGATATTACACAGTTAATGGAAGGCGTTGACTACGGCGGCGTCCAAGTTAAGAGTTATGAGTTTGCAGGTCCTACAGGATGGGATACAGATAATTGGTATGCTGGATCTTGGGATATCTTTGATCAAGATTTTGATGACGAGTCCTTTGAAACAGATGGTTCAACATTAGTATTTGACCTAAGTGCTCCGCTACAATCAGGTGTAAAATATAATGTTTACATTAATGGAAAACGTGTAGATGACGATGCTTGGGACGGAACTACAAGTGCAGATAGTTTAAACAATAAAAAAGCATTTATGGCTCCGATTATTGGAGACGGAGTAACTAACACGTTTACTTTTGAAAATGAAACAGGCTATTATAACTATCTTACTGAAATTAATCCAACATGGCAAGATAATCCACCAAAAGAAATTATAACAGTACGTAGATCTACATCAGATGGTTCATTAGCACCGGGCCAAGATAGTTTTGATACAGCATTACAAGGTGGTGACTTAGCATATACTACAGCACTTGGTATTAAAGCAGAAGAAATCAATGTAGACGGAGACGGATTTGTAACACCAACAACATCAAAAGGACCAGAAGAAACTATTCCAGGACAAGTACTTGATACATTAGATATTACTGTATACGAAAGACCAGTAAGTGGTTCTAGTTTAATGCAAAGTCACATATTCAAAGGTGACGGAACTACAACAGTGTTTAATCTAAGAGAAAAACCTATCTCATATGAAAGTGTTATTGTTAAAGTTAACTATGCTGTAGTTTATGGAAAAACTAATTACAGAATTGATTTTGACAATAACCAAATAGCATTTTATGAAGCGCCGGCAGTAGGCGACAATGTTGTAGTAATGACTATGGGAATTTCCGGAGAAAATATACTTGACTATGATGAGTTTATAGCAGACGGAACTACACAAGAATTTTTAACTAACATTAAATTTACTAACACAATAAAAGCGTATGTAACTGTAAACGGTGATAGTTTAGCTTATGAGTTAATTGAGTCTGATGATAGTTACGAAGTACCAGGAAATTGTGTATTAAGATTCGTTCAACCACCAGAAGCTAATAGATTAATACAATATGGATTATTTGACAATGATATACAGTCATTTAGCCAAGTTACAATTGATGAAATTACAGCAGATGGTTCTTCCACTAGTTATGAGTTATCAAAAGCACCGTTCAGTCAAGATCCATCACAGTTCTATACTATTGTTACAGTTGGTAATGATTCAAATATGAAAGTTCTCAATGCAGGGTACAGTGAAGTGTTTACTGTTGAAGAAAATGTATTAGAATATAAAATGAAAGTATGGCAAACTCCAGTTGGGTCGTTGTCAGGCACACGATTAAAAGTATTCCTAAACGATGTAGAAATTAGATTCTTGCAAGACTGGACTTTTGAAGGTGCTAGTTCCTTTAATCCAAACATTACTCCAGAAGCACAGCCAGGAAGTACAGTGATACTTAATAGGGGGTTTGCTGCAGTAGGTGATAAACTAAAGGTATATGTCATGGATGATGGCGATTATAGATTTGGCTATTGGACAGAAGATGATGAATTTGTTGATACTACTGGCACCGACAGTGCTACATCAATAATACATTTTGATAACACATATGAAGCGGGTGAACTTATAAGAGTTTACCAATTTAGTAATCACGATGGTCAAGGAATTGAGAGAGAACATTATGACGTAGTCCAACGTACTGAAATGACATACCAGTCAAAAGGCTATTATGACTATAGACAACTTAAGAAAGGTTTAATTAAATTAAGAGATCAAGCCGTTGGTGTTGATTATGTATGGGTAGCACTAAATGGTCGTTGGTTAACTCCTACAGCAGATTATATACTATTAGATAATAAACAATACATTGAGTTTACTAGTAAAGTAGACGACGGCGACAGCATTGAAATTATTCACTTTAGTAATCCTCCAATATCAAATAAGTTTGGTTGGAGACAGTTTAAAGATATGCTAAACCGTACACACTATAAGCGTTTAGCAAAAGAAGACCAGTATGTACTAGAGCAACCTTTAAATTGGTATGATAGATCAATTACTGTTGTTAACAAAATAGGTAATTTACCTAGTCCAGATCCAAAGAGTAATATTCCAGGTGTTATCTTTATTGACGGCGAGCGCATTGAATTCTTTAGAAAAGAAGAAAACGTGCTTAAACAACTACGTAGAGGCACATTAGGTACGGGTGTTAAGGATTTACATACCGCAGGTACTAGCTTTTATAATCAAAGTGCAGACAGTACTATACCTTATAGTGATACTGAAGAAAATGTAGTAGCACTATCGGGTCAATATCAAGATATGTCAATTACATATCCAAATGATAGTATTGAAATGAGTGTAACAAGTATTGCTTATAACTTTAATAACAACACAGTATTTCCATTAGGTGGACAAGTAGCAACAGTCGACGGAGAAGGCTTCCGTTTAGGTGTTAAAGTGTTAGTTCAAGATAAAGAATGTGCAACAGACTATGTAAGTGCAACACAACTAACATTTACAACACCGGCTATGGATGTTGGGTCATATGATTTGGTAATTATTAATCCAATTGAAACAGAACCGGTATATAGACCGTCTTCTACATTAGTTGTACCTAAGTATCTACCTTATGTGCAGATACTATTACCTTATGCACCTAAACCAGTAACTTATTGGCCAGATGGATCAGTTAAAGTACAAAACCCGGCAGTGTTGAATGAATGGTACACTACCGATTTTGATAATGGCGGTATTCCAAGTGAAACATATTGGGAAGCACTAGACATTGAAGTATTTGCTAATGGACGTAGATTGCGTAAAAACCCAATCGAAGTATATTCAGTAGATGAAGGACAGTATAGTCCAGATGGTGACATTTATTTAGAAGCAGAATATGCCGTTAACAAAAACGTTGGAGCATATGTGCGCCTAACTACGCCACCACAACCAAATACTGTGCTAACTATAGTTAGAAAGCAAGGTTTAATCTGGAATGAAATAACAAATGAAACAACAGGCGACTATAAACCACTGGCTCAGTCTAATACAAAGGTAGCAACGTTCTTACGCGGAAAGAGTATTGATCTACCGCGATAAATACATTGACAGGAAATAAAAATGACAGATAAATTTTTAGATAAACAGGGTATATTCTTAGAAGGACATGTAAAAATACATGATCCATCAACTGGAGAAGTACTCCTTAATAAACGTAATGCAATACATTATGAAAATATGAGTATTGCTCTTGCAGAAAGTTTAAGTAATGCAGGCCAGGGATGGGTGCATGAAATGAGCTTCGGCAACGGCGGTACAAGTTTGGATCCAACAGGCATCATTACGTACCTAACGCCTAATAGCACAGGTACAAATGCAAGTTTGTATAACCAAACATTTGCAAAGGTAGTTGATGACAGAAGTGTTAACAACGTTGACCCTGCTAGAAACAAGATAGACATACGACACGTAAGCGGAACAAATTATACTGATATATTAGTTACTTGCTTACTAGACTACGGTGAGCCAGATGGCCAGGATGCTTTTGATACAGCAAGTAATACTGAAAGTTTATATGTTTTTGACGAATTAGGATTGAGAGGGTATGATCCAGATGGCACAGGCCGTTTGTTAACACACGTTATTTTCCATCCAATACAAAAATCGTTAAACAGGCTTGTACAAATTGACTATACAGTAAGAGTACAAAGTTTAACAGGATTTAACGAGGGATAATAAATGTCATATACAATTAATTATACAGATGTTGCAAATAAAGGTACTATTACAGTTGAAGACAGCACTATTAATAGAGAAACCACACTTGGATTTCCAGGGCGTAATTCTACAGCATATGGTGCAACAATTGCAGAAAACTTTTTACACTTATTAGAAAGTTTTGCATCTAATAATCCGCCAAGTAGTCCAGTCGAAGGGCAACTTTGGTATGATAATACATTAACTGAAGAAAAGTTAATGGTGTATAATGACACAAACTGGGTACCGGCAAGTGGTATTTCTAAATCAATTAATACTCCAGCTATTGCACAACTTGGTGATTTATGGGTAGACACAGATAACCAGCAACTATACTTATTTACAGGTGGTGGTTGGGTACTAGTAGGACCTAGTTTCTCAGATGGACTAGCAACTGGTGCAAAAGCAGATCAAATTATTGGTCAAGATAACTTATTATATAATATTTTAAGAATTGAAGTATCAGGACAAACTATTGGTATCCTTAGTGGGTCTGAAGTTCCGTTTATTCCTAAATCTACTATTGCAGGATTTGCAACAATTAATCCAGGATTTAACTTAATTAATAAAGATACCGATAATGACGGATTGAGTAATTATAAGTTCTTTGGTACAGCTGAAAAAGCAGAAAATTTAATTGTAAATAATGAAATTGTTGCCGCAGGAAATTTCTTAAGAGGCAATACTACTAGTACAACAACATTTCCGTTAAACATTCAGAATAACCAGGGTATTAACTTTGGCGTAAATGCAGAACTTACAGTCGGAGTTGAAGGTAATGCTGGTGTAATTCAACATAATATTGGCGGATCAAATATTGATATGCGTGTTAGAAACAACGATGTTGCTAAAACAGTTATACGTGTTGATTCGAACTTGCGTGTTGGTATTAATACAGAAGCACCAGAACAAGCACTTGACGTTGTAGGCAACATTCAATCAAGCGGCGGCATTGCTATTAATGATACAACTCAAAGTACGACTATTAATAATGGCGCATTGCAAGTACGTGGTGGCGCAGGCATTAGACAAGGTCTAAATGTAGGCGGCGAAACAAAACTTTCTAATTTACTTACTACAAACAGTATAGTTCCAGATGATAATAATATTAGAGATTTAGGTTCTTCGACAAGGTATTATAGAAATACTTATTCAAGTAACTTTATTGGAACGTTAGACGGAACAGTTAACGGTAAGGTTAACGGTCCATCAACATCATCAGCTAACTTAATTAACAAAACTACATTTATTATGCTTGGCGATGTAGCAACACTTGTTCCTGTTGAATTTGATGGAGCATATCAAGACCCACAATTTGATAACGGATCAACTACAGATGAAAATGGTGTAGTAACAGTTATAGCACCAGGCGAAGTGCCACTAACAAAAACGTTTAGAACAGAAATTTCAAATCAATTTATATCAAAGAAACCGCGTGAATCAGATGTTGCATCAGATGACTTATTATTGTTTAATGATGTAGACGGTTCTACACCAGGTCTTAAGAGTGTTACTAAAGAAAACTTACTAAAAACTATTCCAAGAACACCTGCTGGTGTACTAATGCCATATGGTGGAGATGTTGCTCCAGACGGCGGCAACTGGATTTTATGTGATGGTAGAGAACTTGATAAGACAGATTATCAAGCATTGTTCCAAGTACTTGGTTATAAATTTAAACCAGAGTCACAAGTTGGAAATAATAACTTTGCTGTACCAGACATGCGTGGTAGAATGCCAATGGGTGCTGATAATATGGGCGGACAAAGTGCTAATATTGTAACAGCAACATCTGCAGATATTGTAGGTGCATTAGATGGTAGTGAAACAAAACTAATTGATAAAACTAACTTGCCTGAACACCAGCATGATATGAAGGACCAAGATAATAACCAATTTTATGCCACACAAGATAGACAAGATCCATCAACAGATACTAATGTTACAGGTATAGACGGCCCAACGGCTACTAATAGTGGCCAGAAATTATCAAATAGTGGTAACGTTATTAGTGATAACCCTGTAGGACAGGATTTTAATATTATGCCACCGACAGTAACAATGAATTACATTATATATTCTGGAAGAGGGTAACAGATGAGTTATAAATTAAATAAAACTAACGGCGAATTATTAGTAGACCTTGTAGATGGTCAACTAGATATTACATCAACAGATATTTCGTTAGTTGGTAGAAATTACAGAGGCTACGGTGAAGCGTTTAATGAGAACTTAATTAAGTTATTAGAAAATTTTGCTAAAACTAGCGCCCCAGGAACACCGCTAATAGGACAACTTTGGTATGATACCGCTGAACAAAGATTAAAAGTTTATACAGGTGATACTTTTCGATCAGCAGCAGGAGCTGTTGTTAGTCAAACACAGCCTAATTTAGTAGCAGGTGACCTTTGGATTGATAGTTTAAATAATAAACTATATTTCTTTGATGGCACTGATACAGTTTTAGTAGGACCACAGTATACAGCTAGTCAAGGTAAAACAGGAACTGAAGCATTTACAATATTAGACGAAAATGGTCAAGACCAAACAGTTCTTCAACTATATATAAATGGTTCATTAACAGGAATTTATTCTAAATCAGAATTTAGACCAAGGGTTAATATTGTAGGGTTTCCAGTAGACGCAGACGACAACAGAGTTCCAAAGCGTCAAATAATACGAATTGGATTTAATCCTGCAAGTACTAGTTTTTGGTTCCGCGGAACAGCACAAAGTTCAAGAGGACTAGTTAGTGACGCTGGCGAAGAATTTCAAGAAACTAACTTTATGAAAACTGACAGAAACACTAGTACAACTGGTTCGTTAGCGGTTAAAAACGCTGGAGGGTTAACGGTTGGAGTTAGTGATACTGTATATGCGGCATTAAAAATTGATAATAATTACATTACTACATTAGAAACACAAAGAATTGGTAGAGATTTTACTATTAGAACTCGTAGAGGTAACTTATTTGATAATGCATTTTATGCAGATTCAGATCTAAAGCGTGTTGGAATTTACACAACAACTCCTCAAGTAGATTTTGATGTAGTAGGCGACGGTAGATTTTCCGGAGACTTAGAAGTTCAAGGAAATTTAACAATACAAGGCGATACAACTTATCTTAATGTGTCGTCACTAAGGGTTGAAGATAAAAATATTGAACTAGGATTAATGAATGATAGTGCAATTGGCGACGATGCAGTTGTTGATGGTGCTGGAGTAATTATACGTTCAACAGACGGCAATAAGTCGTTAACATGGGAAAATGAAACAGGTAGCTGGACATTAAGTGAAGACTTAGATCTAGCAACTGGTAAAACATTCAATATTAATAACGTAACTAAACTATCAACAGATAGATTACATGATTCGGTATTGTATGCTACAGGACTTATACAAGTTGGTAGTTTATCAACTCTAACAGTAGTAGGTAATGTTACAATTAATGATAATCTAATTTCAAGTAATGCACTTGCAATTAGTAGTAACGGTACAATAACTATCAACAATCAACTCATCACTGGCGCAGATACACCAACTAGTGCTAGAGTTGCTAATAACCTAGGAGGCACAGAAGATTTAGACTCTAGTGTTGCTACTAAAGGTTATGTTGATCAAGAAATTAGTGCAGAACCGGTAACAATAGCATTAGATGCTACTGGAATGGTAAATCCATCGTCAGTATTTTCTGATAACATCGGACCGCACGAAGATATTAAAGATGCTATAGAATATCTATACCCGGCAGCACAAAAACAAGCCGGTAGCTATGCAAGGGTGTATGCAACATCATATATTGATGCACCAGTAACAGGTATTGATGTAAATTCTGCAATAACAAAAACTACAGTTAATGTGTATGTTGATCCTGACGATAGTTCAACACCAGAATTTGACAGTGTACTAAAAGATATTACAATTAGTTCAGTATCTGGTTCTGCTAACTTATCACCGTCAAGGGCTAAGGTAGAGTTTCAAGTAGTAGGAGGAGTATGGCAATGGCAACGAACCATACCAGTTTAACAAATCAGATAAATACTAAGTCGCAATAGGGGTTTAATAAATGGCATATACAATAGATACATACAGCAACGGAAGGTCTTGGAAAATTGAAGACGGTACTGTTGATCAAACTACTGATTTAAAATTAGTAGGTAAAAATTACGCAGGTTACGGTGAAATACAAAATGAAAATATGGTATTTTTACTGGAAAACTTTGCAGGGCAAACTGAGCCACCGAGAAAGATATCAGGTCAAATTTGGTTTGATACAGGTAACAGTAAATTAAAATTTTATGACGGAATTAAATGGCGTACAACAGGCGGCGCAGAAGTTAGTTCAACAGTTCCAACAGGCCTTAAAGAAGGTGACTTTTGGTGGGACCAAAATAACGAACAACTTTACACATATAACGGCGGCGACTTTGTACTTATCGGACCCCAGAGTGCAGGATCAGGCCAAACACAAATTGTAAGCCGTACAGTACGCGACACTACTGGCTCTAGTAGAGGCATTATTACAGCAGTTGTAAATGACGAAGTTATATTTACTGTAAGTTCACAAGATTTTACAATTGATACAAGTGATGTAGACTCTAATATTTTAGGATTTGATAGAATACGTCAAGGTCTTACATTAAAGAACACACTAAACAGTAGCGGTGGTATTACATCAGGTGACTGGAGACTAGTAGGCACATCTACTAACTCAGAAAAACTTGGTGGATTATCAGCTAACTCATATGTACTAAAGACAGATGCTAACTTTAGTCAACTAGCTCGCTTTTCAGATCTAGGTATTGCTATTGGCGATTCAAACGATTTAAAAATTAAACAAGAAATTATTACTGGTAACGGCACACAAGTAGAACGTCCGATAATTTCAAACGAAACTGGCGGCAGTATTGCATTTAAAGCTAAAAATAATTCAGGTGTTGTAGTTAACTCAATACAAGTATTAGCAAATGCAATTATTCCTGGTTACGTAAACGGCACAGAAACACAAAACAAGCCAACTGCAACACTTTCTACTATGGGTACAGCACAGTATCCTTGGCAAGAAATGTATGCAAAAGACTATATTGGTTTAGGAACGGCTGCAAAAGGTCTAGTACTTGAAGACGATGTTGATGCATATGTATTTGACTTTACAAATGGTGTAGCTCCTCCTGCTAACTTACTAAGAAAGCCAAGCAAAGCAGCTGCAGCGAACACAGTAGTAGTAAGAGATCAAGATGCAGACATCTACGCAAATTACTTCCAGGGTATTGCAACAGAAGCACTATATGCTGACTTAGCAGAGAAATATACTACAGATGCTGAATATCCAGTTGGTACAGTAATGGCAGTTAGCTTAGATGATAATGCAGAAGCAACACAAGCAATGCGTGATACTATGGCAATTGGCGTTATATCATCTAAACCAGCATACTTAATGAATAAAGCATGTGACGGACAAGCAATTGGTCTTAAAGGCCGAGTTCCAGTTCGTATTATTGGTCCAGTTAGAAAAGGACATTCAGTATTTGTTGACGAAAGCGGATGCGCAAGCACTATGATCAATGGCGGATGCTTAGTAGGCATAGCACTTGAGACTAATCTCGAAGAAGACGAGAAATTAGTTGAGTGTGTGTTGAAGGTATAAATAATAGTAGCACTTAATTAGGAAGAAACGAAAATGCCAGATTTAGTAAGAGGTACCAATGATCCCCAGGGTGCTTCTAGAATTACCGCAGCTAACTACAACGATCTACAGTCGTCTGTTGCAGATTTACTTGGTGATGGATTTGCTGATACTGGTTATGGACAAGAACCTGTTAGTTCAGCACTATTAGCATCAGACATAGTAAGAGCCGAACACATGAATTTGTTAAGAGACGATATTAACAGAATCCAAGTACACCAAACTGGAAGTCTTAGTTCGTTATTAGAACTTGTTCCAGGAGAAAGAGTTAGTGCTAATGACATCGGCGGCATAGTTGATAAAGGATTCAACCAATTTGTTGCTGTTGTTAATATTTTAATAGCTAATAAAGATGTAGTTGATGGAACCCAAGTAACACTTGAAACAGCAACTACTAGTACACGTTTTGCAGCCTGGAATGGTAAAGTAGTACATAGTTTTACAGTAGCATTTGATAATGCTACACACAGACGTGCTTATTTTAACGCTGGCGGCCAAATACAACTAAGTGCAACTATTGAAGGTGATACTACACAAAAAGGCGCAGACTGGAATTCTATATTAACAAATATGGGAACAATTAAGTTTAGTGCTAATACAACTTCAAAAACAGGTTCGGCAGGAATATTACAACCTGTTGGTAATTATGATTTGACAACAAGTTATCAAAAGATATTCGAACGTAGAGGGCAAGCTGATTACTACGCAGAAAATAGATTTTTTATATATGCTAAAGAAGTAAGCAATCAGGCAATTCAATTTAGTATAGAATTTGAGGACAACGACCAGGGCGACCCAAATGATGATGAATTAATCCGCGGCACAATAACTAGTATAGTTAAACAATTAAGACCAACCGGATCTTACGTAACTGTAAGCTCGCCATCATACAGCACACAATCTGCATTATCTGAAGGAGATTAATACGTGGTAGCAACTGGTGGAATTATTAATAACCAAGAGTATATTGGATTAGTTGAACGACTAACTGATATACTAGGCAACGGCTCTGGACAACAAGGTTACGGTCAACGTGTATTATGTTCAGAAAATTATGGAGCAATTGGTAACCTTTTAGTACAAAATGATCATTGGAATGCATTAAGAACAGATATTAATAAAGCCTATAATCACCAAACTGGTGGTGCCTCGGGTATAACGTCAATTGACAATGGTGCTATTATTGGTGCAGATGCATCTGGCACAAGTGTTACTAGAATATCGGGTACTGATACATTTACTATTAATGGTACTAACACTCTTGAAGGTGTTAATGATTTTGATACTAAAATTTCAAACATCGAATCATCATCTAATTCTATTGCTGCAGGACAGTTTGATCTTACTACAGGAAGACAAGCTGTAAATTCTTCAAGAACTACGCCCTGGGGTGTTAATAATATTAATATTATGGTATATTCAGAATTTACTGTTGAGTTCGAAGGCGGGTATACTACAACAAATAGTTCCGGCACTTCAATGACAGCTAGTGCTACAGACCATCGTAGACACTTTTTTAATGCCGGTGGTGAAATTAGATTGAGTGCGGGACTTACTGGCTCAACAGCAAAAGACTCAGACTGGGGTACACTGTTAGGTAACATGGGTCAAGTTATTTTTGGTAAAAATGCTACTACAAATGGCACAGGTACAGGTCGAGCAAGAGACGGATCAACTAACGTAGATAATGCCGGCGGCATTGAAAGTGCATTAGGTAATTATCAAGCAACAACTGGTTACCAATTAATATTCCAAAAGAATGGTTCTCAAGCAGAATACGCTGAAAACCTTGTAGCTATATATGTGAAACGAAACAACACAGCTACTACTCTTACATTTTTGTTTGAATTTTACGATAATGACTCAGGTGACCAAACTGGTATCGGCCCTGGCGTTGATGAAAATGTTTTATCTGGTGGAGGAAGTCATTTTTGTGGCCTTGACTTTAAACGTCCTAATGCAGCAAACGGAGTTGATATTCCGGCACCAGCTGTAGCAGTCCAAACGGAATTACGCCTCACATAACACTTGACAAATGCTTTTTCAGGCTATATAATATATACTATACCTGGAGAATTATATGGACGAGAGATTAGAACAAGCGTTAGACTTTTCAAACTACATGGTTACATTAAATAACCAACGTAGAGTTATTCATGAACAATTTTTAGAAACTTGTGTACATTATTTAAATGGAGGCAAATTTTCTATAAGCCGAGATTTAATTACCTTTTGTCAAACACTACGACATAATGATCAAGATAGTGCAATTCTAATTGACGACAACAATACTCCTGTTGAAGTAGAAGATCTACAGAAATTTCTAGATGATATTCTTGATATTTACTTTACTACGTCTTATGAATATCTTGATGAATATAATAAAATTAAAAAGAATAGAAAAGTAGAAGGTCTTGTTAATTTATGAGTAAAGGTGTACTATTATTTGCACAAAACAATCACTCAATTGATTATATTAAACAAGCAATATTTTGTGCTAAAAAAATTAAAAAACACCTTGGTATACCTGTAGCAATTGCCACAGACAATTCAGATTATCTAAAAGCTACATATCCTTATTACGAAAAATATATTAGTCATGTAATAGAGTTAGACTGGTACGAATGTAAACAAAAGCGCACATACCGAGATGGTACTATGAGCAAAAAAGATTTAGAATGGCGAAATCATGATCGTGCAACAGCATATGATATATCACCGTTTGACGAAACTATAGTAATGGATACTGATTTTATTATTGGTAATGATATTTTATTAAATGCATTTGATACAGACCAAGATTTTTTAATATTTCGTCACATAACAGATCTTAATATGGATAGGCCTGATGAATACAGGTTTAATAAAATTAGTGATCGAAGTATAGACATGTATTGGGCTACAATATTTTATTTTAAAAAGTCAGAAGGCATGAAACGGTTCTTTGATCTTATAACTCACATTAAAGATAATTGGAATTTTTATAGACTTACGTATCAAATTGTAAATAAAACCTATAGAAATGATTTTGCATTTAGCATTGCAATACACATATTAAATGGTTTTCAGAGAACCAACTGGCCAAATGTATTACCAGGAAGACTATGGTTCACTAGCGATGCTGATGTGTTAGTAAAATTAGAAGACGAAACTTATACTTTTTTATTAGATAAAAAACATTGGGTAGGACATTATCATGCAGGTTGTGTAAAAGATGTAAACATCCATATTCTAAATAAGTTTGCACTAGATAGATTTATTGACGAGGACTTAAAAAATGAGTAAAGGTTTTTGTTTATTAGCACAAAATAATTCTAAAACAAACTATATTCGTCAAGCGTATGCACTTGCACTTAGTTTACATTTGTATAACAAAGGTCAGAAGATTAGCTTAATTACTAATGACAAAGTTCCTACAGAATGGCAAGGCGTATTTGATCAAATAGTTCCTATTCCTTGGGACGACAATGCTGAGGACAGTGACTGGAAAATACAAAATCGTTGGAAGGTGTATCATGCTAGTCCTTATGATGAAACTATTGTATTAGAAGCTGACATGCTAATTACATCAGATATAACACACTGGTGGAAAGAACTTTCAAAACGTGAACTATTTTTTGTTAGTAATGTTAGAACATATCGAGACGAAGTTGTAACTAGCAGATTTTATAGAAAAACATTTGACGCAAATGAATTACCTAACTTATATAGTGCATTACATTACTTTAAAAAAGGCGATACAGCAAAAGAGTTTTATAACCTATTAGAAATTATTGTAAACAATTGGGCTTTGTTCTATTCTAAATATGCGCCAAATGAATACCAAAAATGGTGTAGTATTGATGTGTCGATGGCCATCGCTAGTAAGATATTAGGAAACGAACACGATGTTACTGATCCTAATAGTTTTATTACATTTACTCATATGAAGCCGCTTGTACAAGGATGGTATAACAAACCGGAAAAATGGACAAGGGTTACAGGAAAGTATTTTACTGAAGGTAAATTATTCTTAGGAAATTACTTGCAAAATAGAGTACTACATTATGTTGAAGATGAATTCTTAACAGATGAATTATTAGAGAAGATAGAAAATGGAACTACACTTTTACCTTAACTTTAAAGATGAAACAGGCGAAATTTGGAAATTAACAAATGAGTTAGATGTCTCTACACCTTACATTGAAATTAGTAGAGAAACAATGTTAGATTTTGCAAACGAAGTAAAGAAGATGGATGACTATATGGTTATTCCGTCCAGCGACAAAACATTAAAATATGAAATTGTTCTTAAACATAAAGATTTAGATATTTTTGATGTAGACAAGAGTGTACATCATCTCCCAAAAGTAACTAGTGTAGACACTAACAATGCATTTATAATAAAACAAAATTTAGAAAGTGCAACGTGGACAATCAGTTTAACAAGTGAACTTAGAGAATTATTATCAAGCACTATGTATTACAAAGATAAAAATCAATACATATATGTTACACAAAAAGATAATCCAACAGTGTTATTAGATACACTTGATATAAAAATGTACAATGTGTTGTACTCAGAAAGTTTTAACATGACAGAACAAAATAAAAAGGTTGCTCAGAACCCCGATGTGAGTTTATACTGTGGTAAAGTATTTGAAAACTATTTGCATATTCAGGAGACAGTATGAGTACTATAAAGGTAGTTGACCAAGATATTATATTCTTATCGTATGATGAACCTAATGCAGAAAAAAACTATGCAGATTTGTGTAGTAAAGTACCTTGGGCTAAACGTGTACATGGTGTAGAAGGTAGTGACGCTGCACACAAAGCATGTGCTGACCTAAGCGAAACAGAATACTTTATTACTGTGGATGCAGACAACATTGTTGATCCAGAATTCTTAAATCAAGAAGTTGATTATGAAGCACTAGGATTATCAGCTGAACATGTGTTTAGTTGGTGTGGCAAGTTGTATGTTAACGGACTAATGTATGGTAACGGTGGACTTAAAATGTGGACACGTAAGTTTGTACACAATATGAAAACACACGAACATTCAGAAGAAGGCGATGAACGAGGCAAAGTAGAATTTTGCTTTGACGACAAGTATTATCAGTTTAATGAAAACTTTAGTGTATCTTATACAAACGCAACACCTTGGCAGGCTTGGAGAGCAGGTTTTAGAGAAGGTGTTAAAATGAGTTTAGATCAAGGATCTAAAGTAGAAGATTTACGTAGAGTATGGTGGCAAAACTATCAACGCTTACTTGTTTGGAGCCAGATAGGTGCCGATGTTAAAAACGGTATATGGAGTATACTAGGCGCACGACAAGGATGTTATCTAACAAACTGTACACCTTGGGACTATGCTAATGTACGTGACTTTGAATGGCTAAACAACTTTTGGGAAAAAGAAGTAAAGGGTGTAGATCCCCTCGAAACATCTATTCATTTAGGAACTGAAATACTAAAAGGAACGGGTGCAGATATATCAACTACTCCTCTTGACGAACAACAAAGTAAGTTTTTTAAAAGTGTGTATCAAAACACTCCGAGGATAATTAGAACTCGATGAGCAATGAACAACGCATACAACTACTAGAAGAAAAGCGTGAAAAAATAAACAGTGTAAGTTGTTCATTTTGTACAGCCAAGTGGCTACAAACTACTCTAATGTTACAGAATGGTTACAATCACAGTTGTCATCATCCTGCACCGCACAAGATTCCGTTACATGAAATTGAAATAAATCCAGCAGCATTGCACAACAGTAAGTTTAAAAAAGAACAACGTGCTAAGATGCTTAATGGAGAACGTCCTAAAGAGTGTGGATACTGTTGGAAGATTGAAGACTTAGATAAAAACTATTTTAGTGACAGGCATTATAAAACAAGTGATACGTGGGCTTGGGATAGATTTGAAGATATTGCTAAAAGCAATCCACAAGACGATGTGTATCCAAGTTACTTAGAAGTATCATTTAGTAATGCTTGTAATTTTGCGTGTGCATATTGTTCACCCGAGATTAGTAGCAAGTGGATGGAAGATAT